ACATGTCAAGGATCTCCAGGTCGATCTCCAATGAGATGTACTCAGACAAAAGCCCTGTCAGCTCTGCCTCAGCGTCCAAGCTGTGGTATGCGTTCAGGTCCACAGCAAACTCCGGAGTCCACTGTGCTTTAAGCTTGCGGGTCTTTGCAGAGATTGTCTGTGACTTCATCTGAACGTTCACCTCTGGGATGTAGATCTGAGATGGGCTGTAAGCGTTTGGCACAGATAGGCCCTGACTTGATGATCTGTCCTCGAAGTCACCTCTTGCGTTGAAGTCTGTCATCTTGTTGTAGTACACTGTGCTGGTCTGAGAACCAGTAAGAAGTCCGTACTGAGTGCCTGTCAGAGAACCAGTGAACACAAAAGTGATCTGGTCTGTTCCGCCCTGTATTGGAAGGCCCGTGTACTTTGTGAATTGGTTCAAGCAGTTTGATATGCTGATGGTAGATCCTGAGCTGTACTCAAACGCTCTAACGCCGTTGTAGTTCAAGTTTGGAAGTGCCACTGAAGCGCTGTTGATGGTCAGCGTAAATATCTGACCTGCGGCCAAAGATGCGCTGTAGTTTGCGTCAAAGCTGATGGCCGTGTAAGGAACCTGAGAAGAAGTTGCAATTGAAGAAGCGCTCACAGATGCAGAGAATGCGTTCAATGAGTAGTTGTACTTTCCAGCTCCGTAAAGGCCGCCAGACGCGTAGTTTCCAAAGTTCTGAGACTGCACGCCGTACACAGAGCCTGCGTATCCAAAAGGAGAGTTAACGCCATTTGCGCCGCCGTACTGGAAGTCAAGGTAGAACACCAAGCCAGCAGGAAGGTTCATCGGCTGAACGCTAACAAACTCCTTTGCAGCTATCTGGCCAAATATCTTTCTAACCAGTGGAAGAGCCACACCAGCCCACTGCTCACCGTTTCCTGGAGTGAAGGTTGCACCGTTTGCGGATGACACGTTGCCGTTGGTCTGTGATGACTCAACGATCAGCTGCTTTGCCTGATTTTCAAGTATCATTGACATGTTTGCGCGGTCATAGTCCTGAAGACCTTCCAACAGGCCGGACTTTGCCCATTTTTTTGCCAAGCGCTGGGCCACAGTGAACTGTGCAGCCTGCGCGTTTTGGGCAGATTCATTCAATAAATTTTGTACTAAGTTTGCCATGTTTTTTTGTTTTTTGTTTTTTTTTAGTTTATGCCGGCAAGCCTCTGCATTCTAGCAACAAAGGGATCTGCCTCTGTTATCAGTTGTCTCTGCGCTGTGCCGGAAGGCTTTGAGGCAAAACCGTTGTAGTTCTCTCTCAATTGCCTTTTTTTTGATGTTATTGACTCGTTGAGGGTTGCATAGATGTTCTTCACCTCTTTCACGTTTGATGCTCTGTCAAATGCACCTACAACCTTTACCTTCTGAGACTCCGTCAAGGATTTTGCCTTGAAGATTCTGTTCATGTAGAGCAGCTTGGCATTCAAAAGGTTGACCTCGTTCAAAGAGCCTCTCAGCTCCTCTATGGCCTTTTTGGCCTCCTCCATCTCCTTCTTGTGCTTGCGCTCCTCCATTTTTTTAGCCTCTTCAAAGTTTGAAGACAGAGTTGCATGGCGACCGTGGTATTTTCCACCCTGCTTCACGCTATTTGGAGACAGCTCCTGCTTGTAGTAGTCCTTGGCCTTTTTGATGCCAGACTTTACTGCAGTTCCAACCTTTTTGATCGTGTCGTGAAGGCCTTCTTCCATACCAACGTGGTCGTCCTCACCAAGAATCTCATCGAGGTCAACGTCAGACTCTTCACCGCCCTCTTCGTCTCCCTCTCCGCCGATGAACGGCTCAAGGGCCTGCTTAAGTTGGCCAAAGGTCAAAACAATCTCTTCATCGTCCTCGTTTTCGTGCTCCTCCTCTGGTTCTTCTTCTGACTCCTCTTCTTCCTCCTCCAAGTGGTGGCCCTCTTCTTCCTCTTCCTGGTCCTCGTCCATTTCTTCCAACTCTCTTAGAATTTCTTCCAAAGAATCTTCGTCCATTTCTTCCTCGGACTCTTCGAGTTCTTCTTCTGACTCTTCCACTTTGTGGCGCCTTTCTTCCATCTTTTTGTGGCGCTTGCGCTCCTCAATTTTTTCGTGGTGCTTTTTTCTGCGAGCCTCTTCCATTTTTTCTTCCTCGTCCAGGTCCTCTGGATAGTCGCCATCACCTAATTTTTTTGCCTTTTGGGTGTAGGTGTCGCTGTACTTGCTTCCCATCTCTCCTCTGATGCCCAATTTTTTTCTTGCATCTTTTTCGATGGGCTCCTCGTCGGCTGATTCTTCCAGCTCGTCTTCTGCCTCTTCCCTTAAAGATTGTTTTACGATCGCCTCCACCTGGGGAGCAAACGTTTCTTGAAGTGCTGCTTTTGCATTGGCAATTGCACTAGCTCTCAATGCCTTTGCATCAGCAATAGCCTGTTTGTACAAGTTCTCTTGCATGTAAATAGTTATTTGTTAATTCTGATTGCTTATTGGAGACAAAGCAATATGGGTTTGTTACGCTGTTAGCACCGCATTGTAGATTTTCAGTGGTGCATGTAACAATAAATATATGGGCTCAATTGAGAATTTGCCCATCAAAAAAAAATTTTTAGTTTATGCAGCAGACGCCGCTTAGCGTGCAGATGATCTCTGAGATCATTTTGTTTGCTCTTGAGTACTTGTCCTCGAGCTTGACGGTCCTGTCGTAGGACTCCTGAAGCCCCCTGCTTCCCACAGGCTTCATGTAGGCGCCGTAGGTGGATGGTGTGGACACAAAGTCCCAACATATTAGGTCGAGGTCGTCCTCCACCTTTACTATCCCCTCTCCTATTGGGGACACTGATCCCATTGCTCTAGAAGAAATTCCAACCGTTATGTTGTTCTCGAACAGTTGCCTGAGTATGTTTCCCGATGGAGTCGGAAGCACCTCAATCTTTCCATAGAGGTCCTTTCCCTGCCACCAGAGGTCTATTATGTTGTGGCTGACGTTCTTTAGGTTTATTACAGAAGATTCAGGGTGGTCGAGTTCTCCCAAGGCCCTGTTTTCCTTTATTGGACCCAACATGTACTTTTCCACCTGCTTTTCCAGTATGTCGTACGGATATATCCTCTTGTTTGCGTTGGGCTTGTCGCTTGCTTGAACCTGGCCCATCACAACCATGTTTCCGTTTCTGCTCCTTGCTCCCTCGTTCAAGGGGGACATTGGATGGAAAAGAGAGTGCTCTATGAGAAGTTGTTTGCTTATCATTTGTATATTGTGAATGGCTTCTTTTGCTGTTTTAATTTTTCCTGGGTCTGCTTGTCGTTCGAGGACACTTGCGGAATGTTCAACTGGTCGTTCTCTCCGTCCTCGTTCATCTGTTGAGCTGATTCTTTGCCTGTTCTTTTGTTCTGCTTTGAGATCTCCCTAAGCCTACTAACGAGCCTATTCATCTTTCCGTCCTCTGGCTGCTTTGACGCCATGCTGCTCAACCAGCTCTGCCCTGCTCCTCCCAAGTTTGGAAGCCTGCTGAATGCGTTTGATTTTGGCTCCTCTTTTTTAACGGGAGACAGGGTGTCCACGTCGACTCTGTGGTTGAACATTGTGCTTGAGCTCTTTATCAGTGCATCCACCTTTCCATTTTTTTCTCTGATGAATCCATCTATTCTCACCTTTTCTCCGTCTCCGTTGATCACCTCCTGTCCTGTCGTCAGGGCGTGGCCGCTTGAGTTGGTCACCGGCTCCTTCACAGATTCTTTTTGAACCTGGGGCTTTCCTCCCAGTCCGTGCTCTATTGCATTTATCTGCCTTGAAATGACCAATGGCTGGCCCTGCTCGTCCGTCACCTCTAGCTCCAGGTACAGAGTTCCTCCCTTTATGTCCTTTATGGTTCCGTGGTCGCACCCAAATGCGGCCCTGTCCTTTTCAGGAAGAGGGACTGCCTGGCCCATTCCAAACCTGTGGTGGGTGTCCTCAGCTAGATGAATTTTTTTTTTGAAGATTTCTCCGAACAGGCTCTCAACCACCCTCTCCTTCTTTGTTTCAGGCATCACCTCAGCTATTCCCTTGGCCTTTTTTGCCCTGGTCGTCATCTCCTTCACTCCCTTTGGCTTTCCCTTTCTGTTCTCTGTCTTTGGGGACTTTTGGGCTTTTAAAGATTCTTGTCCTTTAATTTTTGACATTTGGCGCGCCTTGTCCACAAGGTTGTCCTTCTTCACTTCCACCCACTTGAGCTTTTC